TGGCGGCGTTCAAGTACGCATACGAGCAGGGCTGGATGCAGACCACGGAGGACATCGACTGGAGCGATCCCGCGGCGGCGATGAAGCAGATCATGCTCGACTTCGTGAACGAGACCACGCAGGACATACCTGCGCCGGAGATACCTGTCGAGCCCAAGGTGGAGCCGGACGGCGCATTCAAGGACGCGCAGGCGGACGCCATGCAGGAGGAGTTCACCGGCGTGATCGAGAAGGCGGCCGAGGGCGCATCCGAAGACGCGGAGGTCACGCTGGCGCCGGAGGTGAGCGTGGCGCCTGATACGGGGAGCGCTTCCGCACAGGAGAGCACCGTGGAGCCGGTGGTCAGCGTGGCGCCGGAGGTGCAGATGGCGGACGACACGGCCGGGAAGATCGAGGCGGCGATGGAGGAGGTGACCGGCGGCGCGGGCGAGGCCAGGCCGGTGGAGCCTCAGATCACGGTGGCGCCTGAGATCGTGGACGCGGAGGCCACGCGACAGGCGCTGTACGATGGCATGATCAACGCGACGCAGGGCATGAGCATGGACGACGTGCTGCAAAACGCCGGCATAGAGCGCGCGGACTTCGACGCCATGGCGGGCGCGATGGGCCTGGAGCCGGATGCGATCTGGGGCGCGCTGCAGGCGGCGATCAACTCGGGCGACCCGGCGGCGATGATGACGGGCATGTTCGCGGGCATAGACCTGTCGGCGATGACGAAGCCCATAGGCGACGGCGTGGTGCAGGGCATCGTGAGCGGCACGCAGGCGGGCGAAGGCCAGGCGCGTGCAGCCGGTCAGAGCGTGGGCCTTGCGGCCGTGGAGGGCGTGGCGGACGGCGCCGACACGCATTCGCCTTCGGCATTCACCATGCAGGTGGGCAGCGATGTGGACGAGGGCCTGATACAGGGCACGCAGGCCGGGCAGGGCGCGGTACAGGCCGCCGGACAGGCGGTCGGGCGCGCGGCCGTGGAGGGCGTGCGCGCGGGGGCGACGAACACGTCGAGCATAGGCCGCCAGATCTCCGCGGGCGTGGCGAGCGGCATACTTTCAGGGCGCAGCGCGGTGGTATCGGCGGCGATATCGGTGTGCCGGGCGGCGGTGGCCGCCATGCGTTCGAGCCTGCAGATCGCTTCGCCTTCGAAGGTGACCAGGCAGATCGGCAAATACACCGGCGAGGGCTTCGGCATAGGCCTGCAGGAGACGCTCAGGAGCGCGGTGAGGTCGGCGCAGGGCGTGGTCAGCGCGGCGAACCTCGCGCCACAGGCGGACTTTTCGGGCATATCCGGCGCGCTCTCGGGCGCGGTCAATGACATCGCGGGCATAGAGGGGCGCAGGAACATCGTGCTGAACGTGAACGGGCGGCAGCTCGCGCAGGTGATGCGCGAGGACACTGCGCGCACGAATGCGGCGTACAGCCGCACGATCGGAATGGGAGTGGGCAAATGAAGAGGCTCAGGGAGGCGTGGTTCGAGTTCAACGGGAAGCGGAGCACGCAGATGGGCGTGAAGCTGATACAGATGCCATCGCGGGAGCAGCCTGCGCGCAACGTGACGCGCAAGCAGGTGTCCGGACGCAACGGGCGGCTGGCCATAGACGACGGCACGTATGACGACGTGGCGGTAAAGGTGGACTGCTATGTGGACGACGCCTCGAGGCTGCCGGGCGTGCTTGCGTGGCTGACCGGCAGCGGGGCGCTGCGGTTTTCGGACGCGCCCTATGAGGCGTACGACGCCTCTGTCGAGAAGGAATACAGGCGCACGAGCGTGCTGAATCACCTGGACGGGCAGAAGTTCGCGGTGGAGTTCACGTGCCATCCGTTCAAGCGGGTGTATCCGGCGCCCATGGACATGGCCGTGACGGCCTCGGGGACCAGGATCGTCAACAGGGGGACGGCGACTTCGAGGCCGCGGGTCAAGATCGCGGGGTCCGGCGGGTTCTCGGTGACGATAGGCGAGCGCACGATGTACTTCACCGGCGTGACGGGCGGCGGCATCATCGTGGACAGCGAGCTCATGGACGCGTTCACGTTCACGGGCGACGCGCTGGCCAACGAACACGTGGTGTACACCGGCGAGGACTTCTTCGAGATCGCGCCGGGCGCGAGCACGGTCAGCTGGGAGACGGGGCTTGAAGACGAGGCCGGGAGCGTGACGCGCGTGACGATCACGCCCAGATGGAGGAACCTGTGATGGGCGTGATCGCGATATACGCAATGAGCGAGGACGACTTCTCGACGAACGGGCTGGGCTTATTGACGCCATCAAGCTGCACGGTCGAGTGGGAGGCCAACGGCATGTACGAGCTCAAGTTCGAGCAGCCGATCGACAAGACGGGGCGCTGGGGCCTGATCGCCAACGGGTGCATCGTGAAGGCGCCGGTGCCTGTGCGGCCGAGTCCCGAGAACGAGGTGTATGGCCAGGGGACCGTGACGAGGAGCGTGTACAGGGTATCGGCGAAGCGCGCGAAGATGTACACGGCGAAGAGCGGGCGGCGCAACAAGGTGATCGCGCGGCTTGCCAAGGGGGAGGAGCTGGTACAGCTGGAGGCGGGGTCCTCCGGGAAGCTGCGCTTTTCCCGCGTGAAGGGTGGCCAGTGCGGCTATGTGGACATGGGGTCGCTCGAATACGCGCGCGCGGAGGTCATACCGAGCGGTTCGGACGGCGTGAGGCGCGCGACGGCGCGGGAGCAGCTGTTTCGGATATACAAGGTGGAGAAGGACACGAAGGAGGGCATCGTGTCCGCCAGCGCCATGCACATATCCTACGACCTGCGCGGCGTGGTGGTCGAGGGCGAGTACGAGCTGGAGGACGCCACGCCGGCCACGGCCATGGCGGGCATGATCGCGAAGCTGAACGAGGATACGCCCTTCGTGTTCCATTACGGGCATCTGGACGACGACGCGCTGATCGAGGGCGACTATGGATTCAAGACGCCGGTGGAGTGCATGCTGGATCCGGACGAGGGATTCGCCAAACAGGCGAACGCATGGGTGGTGCGCGACAACTTCGACATATTCATGATACCCGACGACACGCGGGACAACGGCGTGACGATACGCAGGGGGAAGAACCTGATCGGCGTGACGGCGACCAGCGACGCGGGCAGCGTGGTGACGCGCATCATACCCGAGGGCAAGAACAAGGACGGGGATCCGCTGTATCTGGAAAATCCGAACTACGTCGAGAGCGCGCATGTGGGCGACTACCCCATCGTGTACACGCAGCGGGTCAAGTACAACGTGCAGACGGCCAAGAAGAAGAAGGACGCGGACGACGAGGAGCGGTTCCGCACGGATGCGGAGACGCGCGCAAAGATGCGGGAGCTCGCCCAAAAGGACTTCGAGGACGGCGCGGACATGCCGGAATACACGCTGGAAGTGGACTTCGTGACGCTGGAGGACGCGGGCGCGGAGGCGGACGAGTATGCGGCGCTGCAGGCCGTGCATCCGTATGACACGGTGACGGTGTACGACAGCCTGATCGACCTGGAGGCGCGCGTGGCGGTCACGAAATACGAATACGACGTGCTGGCGGGGCGGTACGACAAGGTGACGCTGGGCGACCTGTTCCAGCTGCAGTCGACCGTGTACAGCTACAACATAGCCGGAGGCATATCCGGCGGGAAGATCGCGCCGGGCACGACGGACGGACAGATATTCCGCACGGGGAGCATACCCTATGACAGGATCGCCTCGGCGGCTTTGAGCCGCCTGGGTGCGGACGCGGTGGGCGCGGTGACGACGCATCTGGCGGGCGCGGCGGCTTCGGACGCGCTGGTGACGGAGATCGCGGGCATCGCGGCCGACCAGATCACGAACGCGAACATAGTCAGGCTGCTGCCGGGCGTGAGCGCGACGACGCTGCGGGATGCCATAATCGAGATCGTGGACGCGCGGATACAGGCACAATCGTAGGATAAGGGGTGATACGCATGGCGAACTGGCTGATCAGGCAGACGGTCGACCTTGAGAAGATCAGGACGGGCGGCGTGCCGTTCAGGGACGTGGAGGCGCTGGCCTTCCAGGAGGACCGGGAGGCGCACAGGTGGGAGGTCACGGTGCTTCGGGGCGGCGTCGAGGCCGACCTGACGGACTACACGGTGGCGGCCTATTTCCACAGGAGCGGCGACGGGGACGGCGAGAGCGTGCTGGTCACGGGGACGATCATAGGCAGCGTGTGCCGGGCGGTGCTGCCCGAGGCGTGCTACGCCTACGAGGGGCGCGTGGAGGCCATCATGCGGCTGACGGCGCCAGGCGGCGCGAAGACGACGCTGAGCGCGGTGGGATTCAGCGTGGGGCGGACCATGACCGGCGCGGTGATCGACCCGGGCGAGGCGATACCGTCCATAGACAATCTGCTGAACAGGATGGAGGCGCTGACGGACCTGACGAACAGGTCGCAGGCGCTGGTGGAGCACTACGAGGACAGCGTGCTGGAGCTGGGGCGGGACGTGTTCGGGCGCGTCACGGATCCGAAGTCGCTTACGTGGGCGTCCGGCAGCTTTGCCGCGGCGACCGGCAGGATCAATGCCAATGCGGCCTACATACACACGCCGGACTTCATGCGTGTGCGCAAGGGCTCCAGCGTGACGGTGACGGACCTGGCGAGCTATCGCTTCCAGTGCATGTGGTATGCCACGGACGCGGAATCCGGCTTCGATGCGGGCAATTCGAAGGCGGCGGGCGTGCGCGAAAAGTACGTCGTGCCGGAGGACGGATATCTCAGGATATCCATACGCGACGACAGCCAGTCGAGCCTTACGGACAACGCGATATGCCAGTATGTCGTATTGGACCTGATCGACGGAGACAGCGTAGAAGCGCTCAGGGAGACGGTCAAGGCGGACGGGTACGACCTGACCGACAGCTTTGCCGCGGAACACGGGCTTACGACGTATGACGCGCGCGCGATCGACTGGACGGAGGGGTACAGGCTGGAGACCGGCACCGGCGAGATGATCGCCACCACACAGAACCGCGTGAGCGTTGTCGCTTTCACGGCATGCAAGGCGGGGAGCCGCATACGACTCAGGGACAGACAATACCAGATGAACATATGCAGCTATTCCGGGATCACGGCCTCCTCGAAGAGGGGCAGCGCCACGGGGCTCACGCAGGAGGACTGGGTGGCCGAAGAGGACTGCTTCTTCCGCATCACGGTGCGCAAGGCATGGGACGGCGCGATCACGGCGGCGGAGGCCAAGGCGGCGGTCGAGATGACGCTGTTCACGGACGACACGCCCTCGTTCACGCACGGCTCGATCAGCGGGACCACCGGCGAGGACATCGAAGCCAGCGGGAACAGGATGCGCTGCGGCATGTGGTACCTGAAGAAGGGGACCGTGCTGACGCCGGGCGCGGACTTCCCGTGCTATGTGCGCAGGTACGCTTCCAACAGTGTTTCGAGCTTCATGGACTTAGGCGGCGCGGGCAACACGGATTCGGGCAGCGTGAACATAACGAGCGCGCTTCCCTACACCGTGCCTACGGACGGGTGGTACAGGTTCGTGGCTACATGCGAGGACGTGTACGACCTGCACTGTTCGGACGTGTTCACGGTGGCGGAGGCCGCGGAGGAGGAGATCGCTGCACAGGCCATGGCGTTCCCGCCTTCGGACATATACCGCTATGAGGGCGAGGACATCGATCTGACGCTGCTGCCGAGGAGCTGTGCGAACCGGTACGCAACGCTGATCGGATGGTATGAGGCGCTGCGCACGCAGTATCCGGGCTTCGTCACGCGCACGCAGATCGGCACGGACCAGACGGGGACATATCCCATATGGGCGTACAAGATCGAGAGCTATGCATGTGACGCGCACGAGACGGTGCTCTGGGTGAGCAACATACACGGCGGCGAGAACTTCTGCCTGACGGCCACGTACCGCATGGTGAAGGAGTTGTTGGACAATCACGCCACGGACGAGAACCTGGCGCACATATGGGCGCAAGGCCGGCTGGTGGTGGTGCCCGCGCTGAACCCGTGGGGCGTGGAGAACAACACGCGCTACAACGGGAACCTGGTCGATCTGAACAGGAACTACGACGCGGACTGGAAGAGCGGGCACGACACGAGCGAGGGCGTGGAGTACACGTTCGGCACGGCGCCCATGAGCGAGGCGGAGAACCAGGCGCTTGAAAGCCTGCTGGAAACGTATCCGGACGCGCTGTTCTGCGTGAACCGGCATGACTGCGCATACTTTGGGGACAAGCCGAGCGTGACGATCTACACAAGCGACGCGTTCGACATCGACAGGACGGTGCTCGATGCCATGGCGCGCAGGTTCGAGATCTACCTGCGCAAACAGTATGCGTGGTGGCGGCAGTACTACGCGGACAACGCCACGCGCGCGCTGATCGCGAACAACGCCACGACCGTGAACGCCGCGGTGATGGACAAGTGGTTCAACATGCTGGGCGTGCACGGGTGCCTTCTGGAGACACCGAGGACAAACGACACGCCTGAGCGGCAGCAGGACTGCGTGCGGTTCGGGCTGGAGGTGAGTGTGAACCTGTTGAGCGCGGTGCTTACCAACGCGCGGCTGATACGGGCGAACGGGAACAAGCTCACGCACGTGTACTGGCGTAGGGAACAGTATCCGAGGAATGAGTAATGAGGAATGAGTAATGAGGAATGTGAAGTGCGGGAGGTGTTTGGGGGTGATCTTGACGTGATACCATTCGGGAACGAGGCGGTGACGCTGGTGCGGCGTCTGACGGAGACGGGTGAAGACGGGCGGACGCGGGTCTCTTATGAGACGGTGAAGCTGACGGGGTGCAGCTGGCGGCGTACGCGGACGTACCGGCGCGAGGGCGAGGTCACGGTGGCGGCCGAGGGCATCACGTGCCGCGTGCCCTATGGACAGGAGGTCCCGAGGGTCGGCGACCTGATGATACTGGGGGACGTTGAGGCCGAGGTCACGAGCGGGGCGGAGTTCCAGGCGCTGATCGAGGCTCTTGCCGGCACGGACGGCGCGTTCGTCGTGGCGAGCGTGAAGGACAACGCGCGGGAGGGGATGCCGGTCAGGCATTACGCGGCGAGGAGCGCGTAGGAGTTAGGAGTTAGGAATTAGGAGTGAGGAGTTAGGAGTGTGGGTGGCGCGCCGTGCGCCATGATTCGGATTCAAATCCCGAATCCCGAATTTGAAATGGGGGTGTTGAGGTGGATGTCGGGTTCGAGGTGGAATCGGTCAATATAGACATCGCGGGGCACATGTCCAAGGTGCAGGGCGAGAAGTTCTGGCTGTATGCCGCCAGCGAGTGGCACAGGCTGTACAGGCCGTATGTGCCGTTCAGCACGGGCACGCTGTACAGTTCCGTGAACCTGTCCGGTGGCGGCGGCACGGGCCTGATCGAACACACGGCGCCATATGCGCACTACGCCTATGAGGGGCGCGTGATGGGGCCGAACATACCCATCGTGCAGGGCGGCGCGGTGGCGGGATTCTTCTCGCCTGTCGCGCCGAAGCACTACACGGGCGGCATGCTGCACTTTGCGGGCATGGGGGCTGCGAAGTGGGACGAGGCGGCGAAGCCCGCGATGCTCCCGGCGCTGGTGCAGAGTTTGCAGGGATTCGTGGATTCCGGGGCGCTGGGGTTCGGCTCGTAGGGGCGCGCCTTGGCGCGTTCGGGGAGTTAGGAGTTAGGAGTGAGGAGTTAGGAGTGACGAGGGCCGACATTTGATTCTGAATTCTTAATTCTTAATTCTGAATTTGAAAAAAGGAGGATGTGTATGGCGGTGAAGATAGGGTCGGCGAGGATCGACGAGAACGGGAAGATCGCCGGAGGGAAGGCCGGGGACCAGACGGGGAACGAGGTCGGGACGCAGAGCTGGTACAGGCATTCGAAGGGCTGGCGCGTGCTGCGTCCGAAGAGCGCGCCGGCGGCGGAGAAGATGGCGGAGGCCATGGAGGCCGCTTGCGCGAACAGGCATATAGGCTACGACCAAAACCAGCGGAACACGCTGTACAGCGCTGCGAAGAAGGTCGGATTCAACGTTTCGAAGGTGACGGAGGACGTGGAGACGGACTGTTCGGCGCTGGTGCGCGTTTGCTGTGCGTATGCGGGCATCGCGCTTCAGGACTTCAACACTTCGAGCGAGGCCTCGACGCTGCTTGCGTCCGGGGCTTTCGATGAGCTGACGGACACCAGGTACACATATGGGTCAGAATATCTGTGCCGCGGCGACGTGCTGGTGACGAAGACCAAGGGGCACACCGTGATCGTGCTGTCGGATGGGAGCAAGGCGGAGAGGCGCGCGGCTGCGGAAGAGGC